CGATCACTATTAAGATATTTTACGATGGCGGATGAAGATCTTCCGCCCTCGTACGTTAAAAGCTGCCGGAAATTTTTAAAAGAAATAAGCCTCAAGCAGCAAGCTACAAGCGGCAAGCAACAGGCGCCAGAAGGTGCAAGCAGCAAGCTTGACAAAACAGGAATATAAGATTATATAAGATTTAGAAATATGAATTTAAAAGAAGCAAAAGCAATAACCGGGGGCCTGAGCTCGCCGTCTAAAATGCCGGGCTATGCCTATAACCTGCCGGCCTGGGAATGCATGACAGGCGTCAAGCTGCAAGCCGTGGAAGGCTCAGTCTGTGCGGGCTGCTACGCCATGAAGGGCCGGTATAGATTCAGCAATGTAAAAGACGCGCTCAACCGTAGATTGAATTCTTTAACGCATCCTGACTGGGTGAAGGCCATGACGCTGCTGGTCACACACTACAGTCGCAACGTCCCATTCTTCAGATGGCATGACTCAGGAGACCTGCAAGGGGCCTGGCATCTTAAGAACATATTTGAAGTCTGTAAGGCGACGCCAGCTGTCAGTCACTGGCTGCCAACGCGCGAAGCTAAGCTCCTGTCCCTGATGGACCCGGACGTCACACCACAAAATTTAATCATTCGTATGTCCTCGCATATGATCGACCAGGCGCCAGTCAAATTCTGGCCCTGGACGAGTACTGTATCCAGCTCGGGCAAGACCTGCCCGGCCCTGGATCAGGGCAACAGCTGCCAGAGCTGCCGCGCATGCTGGGACAAGAAGGTAGACAATGTCACATACCCACTACATTAGAATGATTCTAAACTATGAATACAGCTGGCTGTGTAGTTGCCGGATCTGTAAACTGGCAAGATTTCTGAAGATAAAAAAATGAAGCTACAAGCACCGGAAGCTGCAAGCAACAAGCGGCAAGCTACAGGCAGCATAAGCGACAAGCTGCAAGCTTCAAGCACCCTGCACCAACCCCAGCCACCTGCCAAGTATATAAGATTTTCTGAGATATGTCAATCACTTTATACGCGAAACCAGAACCTAGTTCAGGTTCTCAAGATATAAGCCACAAGCAACAAGCCCCAAGGCGCAAGCATCTAGCGACTTAGTGCCTTTAGACTTCAGGTCCAGTATCTGGTGACCTGAAAACAATTTGAAAGAGTCCTGACTGGGCTCTTTCGTTAGTATAAATGAATGCTTAGGATGGCGAACATGAAAGGCAATTTGATGTGGTGAAAACCGAACTCTGTTATTGTGAGTTATCTTTAATTCAACAGTAAAAAAGTGCCCAGAATTAGCATACCCCAATAGATCAGGAGTACCGAATCCGCTAGTATTTTCAATGCGTGTCCACGATATCTTTGGTGTAATTCTTTTAAGCTCATGCCATAATTTTGTTTCTGGTTTCATCAAAATAATGACAATAACACCGGGTCAAACAATTAACTTCGGTTTACCCATTGGAGCCACTTCTTCATGTGTAGAAATCACTATTCGATGCGTCTCTCTAGCACCAATAATTTTATTTTCAACTAAATTCACACTCATCACATCATAATGTCTTCCATCAGGTGTTCGAACTTGAACTCGGGCGTCTTGAGCAACACTACTTCCTTTCTTTGGACCTACGAATCTATCGAAGATCATAATTAAATCTCGACCCTTAAGCATTAAATAACCGCAGCCTTTCTTAACCGATCAACATAGTCCTCAACTTGGGCTGCTAACTTTTTATTATCCGCATGAAGCTCTAACTTCTCCTGCTCTAAAGCAGTGATCTCTCTTCTAAGATTTCCGTTCATCTTCTTATGGTCTTCATTAATCTGTTCTAACTCTTGTATTCTTTCTAACTTCAATATCATCTTACTATCTGCGTCCTTCATACGTTCGTCTTGGGCTAACGCATTAGCCAATGCTTCCTCTGCTTCTTCGGCTCGCGTCTTCCAATATCTATGATAATCTATCTCTTTTAATTTTCCTTTGCTCGCGGGAGCACAAATATCTGTTTTTTCCCACCATTTGCCATCATCTTTCATATTTACAATATAAGATATTATGTTTATATTGTCAATAATGGACAATTTACCAGAAAAAAAGAAGCCGGGACTACCCGCTAGACTTACATTAATGCAACGTAAGTTTGCAGACCTATTAGTTTTTAATGAGGGACATAGATTCGCATATGAATGTGCTAAAGAAGCAGGGTATGAAGGGGACAACGCGACCCTTAGAGTCAAGGCTAGTCAACTACAAGATCCAAAATACTATCCTTTAGTAGCAAAATATATAGGAGACCTACGAGAAGAGACTTACAAAAAATATAGTGTGTCTTTTGGAGGTCATCTAGCAGAACTCGCTAAAATCAGAGATGAGGCTGTAAAACAAAAATCCTACTCAGCCGCAACTAATGCTGAAAAAGCACGAGGGGCTGCAGCAGGATTATATATTGAACAAAAAATAATTAGAACAGGTAAAATTGAAGACCTATCTGAAGAGGAATTAAACAAAAGAATTGCAACTATAGTAGATGATAATAGTCTATTAATAGATCCAAAAACTGAGGATAAACCCCCTAAAGATAAGAAACCAAAACCTATTCTATCTTAATTATCTTTTTTTCTTTTTCTTTTTATTCTTCTTTTTCTTTTTCTTAGTCTTAGCTTTTTTCTTTTTAGCCATATTTATCTCCTTTCCCTGACTGTACCACCATTTACTATACTGTTCAACCGCAGCCCTGATCGCTTTCTTAATCTGTTTATGATTAGTGAACATTATGAAATCTTAATCATTTTTTTAACACAAGCCCAAGGAATCATTGTTCGATCCCCAAAGGTATAACTACCATCTTCTTCTTTATCATAAGAAGCAAATACTTTAACGTGATGTTTATCTTTCGAAAACAACCACCCCTCATTTACTGGGTGTGCTAACTTCATTTTATGAAATTCTTTTTCATCAGCCCAACCTGAATCAGAAATAATATCGACCCACTCAATCCTGTACTTTGAATACGGGATGTCGTTTCTTTGAATAGGGTCCGCGAGTTTTCTTCTTCTCGGTTTTCTTTTTATTTTTTTCTGTGCCATAGTAATAATCCGGATTGTGTACCTTATTAAACTCATCCATCCATGGAGATGAACTGATCCAGCTTTTATTTCTCCCTATCATATAAGACCCTATAGCATTCTGAAATATTTTTTTCCACTTTTGGTGACCCAAAAGTCCCGCGCGGCCCCTAACTCGAAATCAGTGGCTTATACCAATGCTTATTTAAGCACAAATTGTCACACCCTTAAAAACCATTGGTATTCCTTGCTGATCACGAAATCACGAGATCACGTGTAAATTAAAAGTGCTGTTTGGGCAATTTCATAGTTTTTAAAAACCTATAGATTCGTGATCAACCGCATAAAACCTCACTTCTTATATAATCCCAGTCGCCTGTCGCTAGACACTAGATGCCTTATTCTGGCCATAAGTGTGACATTTTTATCACACTTGTGACATATTTATCACACTTCGTGTTCTGTAATATCTTGTAGCAATACGAGCTTGTTCTGATTCACCATAATCCGGCCCAATTGTTGCTCAATCTTAATCAGTAAACCATCTAACTGTTTTTCTGGAACATTGTCGGTTTCTGTCTCGAGTAGTATTCTTAATGACTTCTCGTCAGCCATCATATTTTTAAGAATCCTTCGACTCACTGCTTTGATTGTTCTTTTGTTCATAGTATTTATTTACCCTTTCTAGAAACTGATGTTGGTATCNGATAAACTCCTTGCCTTTTATCTGAAACCTTTGGAAATAATTATCCGGAGTACACATCAATATCACTCCTTGAGTAATCTGGGTTCGATGCACATAGTTATGAGCCATCGCATAGGCCCCTAACTGCATAAAATAATCATCGATCCACTCTTTACGTTTNGGTCTATTACTTTGTTTAAAGTCAATAATACTATCTTCATAGTCATAGACTCCAACAAGATCTGTCGCGCCTGCGTACAGACCGGGATAGTAAACGACCACTTCACTCCCCCAAATTTCTTGTAGTTCCTTAAATCCTTTAGCCACGATGGTA